GCACTACATGAAAGAATCGTAAAACCTTTAAGAAAGAAAATTTTACCATTCATTGCATGTGGAATTCTAACCAATGTGGTTATGTTTATTCTTTTGGTGTACCTTGCTCGACGTCTGTCTCTTCTTCCTCTAACTCCTCAACTTCATCTAGATTAGATTCTTCACTAACTTCGCTTGGTGGGGGTGTTTTCGATTTAGAAAGAAATTTACCGACACGCTCGAGGGGTGTATTTTTAGTTATAGCTTCAATTGGTTCAATAGTCTTGGGAAGTTTGAGAATTGGGATTGAACGCACATTAAGAATTTCAGGTTTTGTAAAAATATTATCGAGTGGGTATTCTTTATCAAAATCTATCATTATTTGTTTAGGAATTGATGGAGATTGTTCGAGAAGTCTGTCGTATTCAGTCTTACAGTCCTCAACAAATTTCAAACCATCCTTCTTACGTTCATCACGTGATATCGCTAACATGAGTCGAATATTTCTAGATAATAGACCATGAGCTAACGCCGCAGTTCGATGATTCTCCATTAATTCGTTGATTTTCAAAAACTGCATTATAGTCGCTATCAACCCTGCAATTAAATTCAAACCACCTATAACCGATGGTGCAGCGGGTTGAATACTAGGGGGAAGTGTGGATTGTGCAAAGTTAGCTGTTCCTGTAATAGTCGAAAGTACAATGACGGGTAAGGTAAATTTCATACTCAGATCTTTATAGAGTAAATATGACCTATGATGCATAAACCTATAACACGCACAAGCCTCACCCCATTGTCGTAATATAATTTCGTGCTGGTCATTCCATACAATTTTTTCTTTTACCATTGTATATAGTAAATGAATATAATTTTTGTGTTGCACGTTATTTTTTTACTCATGATTTTGATTGTACCTTTCACGAATAATCGCAGAAATCTAGAGTTTTACTCGATGGTTATACCATTTATTTTTTATCATTGGTCAGTGAACGACGATACATGTGCATTAACCCAAGCGGAGATTGCAATGACTGGTAAATCTAAGGATGAAACTTTTATGGGAAGACTTGTTGGTCCAATTTACAAAATGGAAGAGAATGATGTAAATAAGATGACGAAGACTATATTTTTCGCACTTTGGGCATTTGTTCAGTATAGACTGGGTGTTTTCGATACATTCTTTGATGAACTAAAAGTAACACTCAAAGGTAAAACTACTTCTTCTTGACGAGTTCTTGAACTTGTTTCATAAAATTACGATTCCTTTGAATCCTGGGGTCGGCAGCAATTAAACGAAGAAGAGCTGCTGTGGGTATAACAGGTTTGTTACCATTGGATTTAGGAGTCTTTTTTAATTTTGTCTTTGCGTTCTGGAGTTGTTTAGCTGTTGGCATATACTATATATGAGGTTATTATTTGTGAAGCCATGTATTAATAGTGTATCTAAAAGTGTTATTATTTAGACTTTCGGTATAATGTGGATGTGTCCAAAAAGGAGGAAAAATAATAACATCACCTTGCTCTAATTTTGTTTTAAAATTTTGACACGGAAATACAATTTCTCCGCCGTCATAGTCACTGTTTAATGCTATTATTACAGAAACAATCCGTGATTCTGGGTGGTCGGGCCCCGCCTTGAGTCCATCTTCGTGTAATTTCGTTGGTCCGTATATTTTTCTTAGACACACAGGTTCTTTTATAGAATTTGGAGCAAAAGACAGATGATATCTTTTACCAAGATACCTAGAAAGTTCGTCTAATTTTGAAAATATAACGTCACCGAATGGATGATTCATAAATAATTGTTTTTCGTACGCGTGTACATTTTGCCCACTTCGGGGTAGCAATTTTTCACCTGTATCTTTATTTATAGCATCGACTATCTTAGTACATATGTCTTCCGAAAAAAGATTACTCAACACATATATATTATTAGAACGTCTGTTTGAATAATCATCTAGTCTTTCTTTCTGTGAGAGAGAAAGAGTGATCGTCATACGATTTCAACGATTTTTACCTTTAATATATCTAAACCGATCAAATATATTAGTTGAAACTTTAAAGTTAAAATATGCAATCATACAGATAGCATCCGCTATATCATGTTTTCTTTCATATGGAATCTCGTCATCTAGATATTTTTCGGCTAATAGTACGGTTCTCTCTTTTCGTTCTTCATAATCCAAGTGTCTCATACCAAAATGCATATGCATGCTCACAGGTGAAATCAAGTCAACCTTATCTCTGAACATGTAATTTAATAGAATCTCAATATTTGTGAATCCTCCGGGTGGTTGTCTCTCTATAAGTATTCTATCAGCCATGTCAAATAATCTTCGATGTTCTTCAACAAATAAAGGGACCAGATCAACAAAGTCATTTGTACGTATGTATTTGTAGTCCTCCAAATTCACCTTTTTCATATGCTTTACATCAATTTTTGGACCATCTTCAAACTCAGCAAACACTAACCCCATATTATGAAACCCAATGTCTATCGCCAAGACCTTCATATACCTTTCTACACAATTTCTTTTAACTTATAAGCTATAGAAACACGAAGTGAGTTCTGGTACAAAGGTGATAATCCTACATGTATAAGTTTAGACTTGAATAATACACCTCTGTTTGTAATTGGTTCAACATCTACAATCATTCGATTCAGCTTAAATTTTGTATATCCACCAAAAAAATCACAATTTGTTGAATTTATAGTCTCTGGCGTAGAAGTCATATATAATAAAAATGTATACATAGCACCTGGTTCTGGGTCGTCGAAGTGCCAAGTTCCATCTTGACCCACTGTTTGACCATTTGCGTATACGTCTAATAATTCAAAACGTTTACCTGTTTTTGATTCTAGGTGTTTTAAAATTATGTCAGTAAATAAGGGAAAAGTAGTAAGCGACATCGCCCAAAATACATTCTGTTGTTTCTTTTTCCGCTCTTTCAACGAAAGAGAACTATTTTTATAATACCAATTGCCTTGCGGAATAGTTCCGGCACTGTTTTTCGGTGGATTAAAAAACTTTAAAGTATCACATAACATATCATCACTCAAAAAATTATCAAAAATAGTTATATCTTTCATAACGTGCCCCGACCACATTTGTCTAGGTCCGGGACCCGCATTATCAGTGGCCAGTGTTGGGCAATTCCAAAGTCCGTCGTCGTCAAACTTTTGCATATTTTTATATGTACTTTTTTCCTTAACTATTCAAATTCTGGATCAAATTCTGGACGAGTTGGCATTAATTTCTCATATATTGGTTTTTTGGGAGATTGACAAAGAAGTTTAACTGCACATGGTACTCGTGACCCGGGGGGGAATCCACCATGAATTTTAATTAACAGGTCTTTATGACGACGATCATCTAATGTGGTGTCGGCAATCGAAATATTATTTTTTGGTACGACCGGCTTCAATATTCGTTGATGTTCCTCTTTCATACAATTCACGATATCGTAGTGAGGGAAATTATAATATGTATTAAATGGTAATGATTCTGAATGATCTATGAATCTGAATGCAAGTGAAATACGTCTTACATCTGAGACTAAAGGTCCAAAAGCCTGATGTAGTATATAACTTCTAAATAGTACAGCTCTTTTTGTGAAGGGTTCAACTCTGATATTTTTTTCGGTTTTTATTTCCAAATCCCCACCAGCCTTGTCATAATTTTCAGGTGTAATATCACCCAAATAAATTAACATTGTATAGTAATTTGGTTTTCCGTTGGTATCGGTATGTATTGGTACGTCATGCCAACGGTCTTGTTTATTTAAATAAACTCGCTCTAGATCAAGTTTTTTATTTGTATATGTATTTATTCTATTATGAATTTTCGAAATGAAATTTTGTGCAGAAATATCAAGACTATTGAATAATGTATTATTCCTGTTATCCAATAAACTTTTTTTATGAGCTCTATCTGTTTCTATGAAAATCCATGACCTATTTACAATTTCATCATATGATTCATGTAAATTGAGAGATTTTTTATCGACTAATATACGAGCCTCTTGTAACTCCTCATCATTAATAAAATTATCAAAAATGGTTACATCCCTCATAACATATATTCAAGTGAAACATTTTCCTTAAGTATAGTATATGAAGAACAAGCAAAAAACTCAATTATTGCTACTGACTATTGTTGTACTTGTCGCGGCTATAGGCTACATGTTCTATAACCCCCAAGTTGTCGAGGTCCCAGTAGAAGTAGCTGTTCCAGTACCTACGCGCCCAGTACCCACTCGTCGTGAACCGGTTCGGGAGCCTGAATTTAGAGGCCCTCCCATAAAGCAGTACAAGCCTGGACACATGCAGCAGATGGGTTTAATTACAAATGGTGATGAAAACTTACCTCTTTACGGTAAGGAGGTCCGTGGTCGCCGTGATCGCTATCACTATTACACCACAACCGGTGGGGAGAACTTATACCCAGTTTCTGTCAGCCACAACGCGCGTGATTGTATGGAAGATATAGGGTGCCAAGAGCTTTATGGGAATGAAACAGTCACCGTATTGGGACGTACTGGTTCATTCACTGTAAATATGTACAGGACTGATGATTTTTTTTAAATCAATCTTCCTTCATTTGCTCTTCGTACTCAGCTTGGGCTTTTGCCCTCTTTACACGCTTGTTAATGTCATTTATGAGAGAACTGGTCTGACTGGAAGAACAGCATGATGAAAGAGCACAAGCTGCTAATATGGGGGGTGATTTAATAGGTACTCTCATAAGAACCATGATACCCATGATTGAACAGAGTAAACAGGCGATTGTGAATCCCAATTTGTCCGTGCTCATTGGTTCACCGGAGGTTTTGAAGAGGTCTCCTAACATCTTTACTATACATTAACAAAAATTATTTCGTAAATTAGAAATCATATCATATTCTCTTGTTAGAAATCCACTATTTCTACTGAGTTTTACCTTTGCCCTCAATAATTCAACTACTGTGTCCTCATCGAGATGTTTAAGAAAATCCGCCTTCGCCTCGATATCGTCAAGTTGATGAGATTCTTTTTTTGCCTGTACATACGGCCATGTATGTTTTCGCAACGACGCGAGTTCTTCTTCAAGTTTTCTAATTCTCGGAAGAAGTACCTTATTAATCATAATTTTTAATTCAAATACATCAGTCATCTTACCCTAGATGCGTTTTTTATCTTTATACACAATAAGATGTCACTCCCACAAGGTAAGCGTGAATTTATAAGAAAATTAGTAGCGGGTTTGGATAATCTAATGGAAATTACACAAATTGCAAATCAGATTGGAATTAGTCCGAGAAACGAAATAGAAGAATTTATAAAAAAACATTTTCTTGTTCAAACTGATACGGGTGAATATAGTGTAAACAGGGTTGCATTCCGTATGGGTGTCCAGGCCCTAGATTTTGATATATTATCCCAAGTACTGATGCATCTAGATAAAGTAAAAATTAAACTTAAAAATGTATTTAATAGGGCGAATGTAAATCAACTTTATTTTGATCAGGAAGGTATGTTATACGCCAGACTTATTGAGACAGGTGAGCTGAAGACTTTTCTTGATCTGATTTTATATTGATTTAATAATCTCAACCAATAGTAGATGCAGTATCTTGAATTAAAAAACAAGGCTAAAAAGCAAGGTCTTCGGGTCACCAAAACTGTCAAGGGTAAACGTGTGAAGCTCACAGCCAGGGAACTTCGCACCAAAATTAGGATGAACTTTGAGAACAGTGTGAAGAATGCACAGAAAGTTATCAGAGTGTGTCAAAACATCGTCGCACCTGCACCTACCATGGTTCGTGCAGGTGTTCCACCACCACCACCACCTCCACCTCCTCCGCCCCGACGCCCGGTCATTAACGCGAAGCGTGCTAAACTCATGGCCGAACTGAAAAATGTCCTCAAAAAGAAGGGAATGGCGGCCTAAATTAAAATCTATGTACATGATAATATGGCTGCTATTGCTGTTGTCTTAGGAATCTGTTGCTGCTCTTCTTCTTTATCTGCAGGAGGTTGGTTTGGTGGGTTTATCTCAGGGACCGAACCCCATTTCAAAAAGGAAATGAAAGTTACAGAATGGAAGGAGATTGTCGATGAGTTGAAGGTCATCACCAAAAAGAGAGATGAAGAAACGAAGGAATTCGAAAAGGGTGGTCCGGATGGCGCGGATTTATCTCCGGAAGAACATGAAGAATTGATGAATGTACTGAAAAAACACATGCAGGAACTCCGTGATTCCGATACGTGTAAGAAGGTAAATGAATTGTTCGATGGTACTCGAGAAAATAACAACTTCAAGGATACTCTATCTGCTTACCCGGATGATGTCATTACACTTGGTGGTTCAAAACGTAAATCGGAGATATGGGAAAATGCGATTGGAATAGACGAGGAGTTTCCGAGACGGGAGTTAGAAGGTGCATTGGAAGTGTGTATAGCGACTGATGAGGAATTTCAAAAAATCAAAGAAATATAATACCAAACCGTTTAGACATAAACTTCTCTACACCTTGGAACGTAGGAAAACTCCAGAGGTACCAACGGGACCAAAAACCAGCCCCGTCGATACCACTCATTTTCCAATTCTCTTTGTCGCTCCGATCGACGTTTAACATTTTTGTTTGGATCTTCTTGGGATCTCGTTCTTCTATGGTTTGTCTGGGTACATGACCCCCATGGCGCAACACATAGGAACGCATACGTGAAGGATTCTTGTGTTTGGTGTAGTCAGAATATCCACTGGCACCAAAGTCAACAGTCCTGCCGTCTTCTAAGATAGCCCTGAACTTCTTTTTAGGGTTAGGGCTACGAATAATTTTGACGCGCATACTTATATTTTACTGAGATTTTTTAGTTGCCGCAGCAGCTGTAGTGTTCCTTCTTATGACCCATCATCTCAGTCTTGGGGAGGAAGAAGAGCTTTTCGGGGCCACGCTGGACACGGTAGAGGTGGTCATACATGTGGAGGAGGGCAACGGTCAGCGCAAGGCTGGCAACGACAACACCGTTCATCGTACGCGCGGTGAAGGCATAGACAGCGATGATACCAACGAGCACCATCTGGACGATGGTAAGCTGGGGGAGAGCGGGCATAGAGAAGCGAGACTCGGTAGTCGCGACCTCCTCGGTGGGCTTGGGCTCGGCATACATGGACTTGGGATATCCGGGCATTTTTATTATCTACTGAGAAAATAATGTGGCGGTTTATGTTTGTACCCATATTGATGGTCCTGTATGATTATATCAAACCACCTATAGACCACCTCTATTTTTCAAATCTACATCGACCACTCCTCGGTATACAAAATACATTCAGGGACCTGGCATACTGCTTATCTGAGTATGATGTGAAGAATTACCCAGGTCTTCTTTTATTAAAACTCCATTATCCCAAATTACGTGAAGAGTTTGAAAAAGTTTCACCAACTCTAGAAAAGACGTGGTACCATGATACTAACCCATGGTTTGAAAAGAATGATGGGTACTATTTTTATAAAGCTGAACAATTTCCACTCCTAAATAGTCTCATTCGTCAAATACCATGTATAAATAGAGAGGGTGCTTCATTTGCGGTCATAGAGGGTCCCATGGTCTTACATCCACATCGCGCTGAATCAAATGAACTCCTACGATACCAGTTGACTATACACGGTGATGGAGATTGTAGCCTGTATACGGATAAAGGTCGGCACGTACACAAAGAGGGTGAAGATATCCTCTTTGACCACGCGAGATATCATGAATTGATGAAAACCGGGGACGGTCGAAGGGTTGTACTCATCTTGGATATTCACAGGTGATTGACACACACTGCTTCATACATATCACTCCCACCGATAAGTTCTAGGGTTTTGTCTTTGACAATCCTCTTGGTAAAGGGACCCGGTGTTCCATCGTTACAATGCATACACAGTGCTGAAAGTTTAGTTACGTCACTCGCTAGAGGGATACAGTCGATGAGTTCACCAAACTTTCTTTGAAAACAGTCTCCATCAAGACCTGCGATAATAATCGATTTATCTAGGTATAAACACATTTCTATGAATTTTTTGAGTCTGGGAAAGAATTGTGCTTCATCTATGGCTATGATATCAGCCCGTTCAAATTCATCCGTATCGATGATATAAAATAGGTCAAACACTTTGTGACAATTAAACTTAACATTGTCGTGTGTTTTCAAAACTTCTTCAGGGGATCTGGTATCTTTCGCTGAGTTGACAATCATGACTTCCTTACCTATCACTTTTAGACGCTTAAGTCGACGGATAAGTTCGGAAGTTTTACCGGAAAACATATTCCCCATAATAATCGAAAGTCCCATCTCAACTAATTATTATAATATTGTATTTTTTATATGGGTGAACTTCACAAATGTATCTTCAATGGCCACAAGGGGTACTACAATCCTAGGACAGGTCGTGTCAGGTTCGGAAAATGTATCTATCCCAATATCGCTTCGGCTATAAAATATCTCAAGTAAAAAGTAAGATGAACAAATTTGTCAATTGTACAGCTCTTACTGTGTCATTATCTTATATCCTAACAAATATCCAGAACCGTTCAAATTTTAGAAAGGAATACGTCATACCACTTATAGCTCTTTTAATGACAAAATATATTGTTGGTGATTTAGACATGGGTTATACCTGGACATTAAATGATATTGTTTTCGTTTCGTATGTTTTATTACTATCATATGCGGTAGTAAGATTTTCTAAGTAAAAGGTAAGATGCCTCTCACCGATGCTCAAATTGCTCGAAAAGTTGGGCAACTGCGTACAACAGAAGGTCAAATCTATGCACCCCTCAAATACTTCAGGGGGCTTGGGACTCTCAAGGAGGTTGAAACTCGTTACAAGAAGATGCTCAAAAAAGACTACACCAAGTTCCGAACAGACGAAGGACGAAAGACGAAGACTTCCTCCTACACCCAAAAGTTCAGGAAAAGGTATCCGGGTGTTAAGTCGTTGCCAGATATTGCGAAGGCTACTGGCATTCCTTTGAAGACCCTCAAGACCATCTACAATAGGGGACTCGCTGCATGGAGAACCGGGCACCGACCGGGAGCCTCTCCACAGGCGTGGGGGTACGCGAGGGTTCATAGTTTCGCCACTAAGGGGAAGACGTACTACACGGCTGATAAAGATCTACGTTAAATACAAGATGGTTCACCTAGACCGAATACACGAAGAAATACGTGTTTTAAACATAAAAGACGAAACCTTACTGTCGTTTCGTGTTTTTGAGAATTTCAATAAAAGACTTGATCATTTTAAGACGATATTAATGGGTATGTTCCCGAACCGCGTTAAATTGACAGAGGAAGAAGAGAAAGAAAAGGAACTCCTCGATAACTATTTTAAAACCCTGGATGAATTGTTTCCCGAATTAGCGGCTAAATGGAGGAGGAGATGTTGTTAAAGAGTAGACACTTTTAATTATAAAATGGACAGCCCTCGTGCTCTACGTTCATCACCTCGTTTCATGTCTATGACCAAGGATGCTAGGCGTCAGCGCTCCCCTCCACCCGAGGAACGAATCTCTTGGAACGACTATTTCATGAAAGCTGCGACTCTCGCGTCTGTCAGGTCTCCATGTGATAGACTAAAAGTGGGGTGTGTCCTCGTGAAAAACAATAGACTCATAAGTATGGGGTACAACGGTTTCCTCGCCGGTACAGATCATAGGTCTATCGTACGTTGGGGTCACGAGCAAGCCACTATTCATGCAGAAATAAATGCCATCACTGATGCAGCGAAGAGAGGTGTCTCCATCGATGATAGCGTTGCCTACATCACTCACTATCCATGTATCAACTGTTTCAAAGCCCTTGCGAGTAGTGGGGTCAAAAAGATATATTACCAAGTTGATTACAAAAATGATCCAATCATCGAAGAATTGGGCTATGGAATTTCGCTGATAAAGATATAAGATGCCGTGTCCCATATGCACAGGAGCTCTCGTTTCGAAGGCCGCCGCTAGTGTAGCTGCCGTAGTAGGTGCCGCGAAACAAGTAAAGAAGACCCGAAAAAAACCTAAACCTAAAAATAAGTGAGCATGATACTTATTGACCAAATAGTACGCTATATGTCCAAAGATATCATGTTACCCTCACGTTGT